GGATTAATGTGGACAAAGTAGGAGTGTTCTTTAGGGGAAGAGACTAATTTACTGTTATTAATACTCTTAAGGCTATGAGAAAAAGCCAACAACAGTTGGCACTATAAACTTATTAGTTAATAGCTTATATCAATAAGCATCTAAAGTTAATCAAAATAAAAGTATTATCTGCGTAAAAGAATATAGGGCACAAAAGTAAATATGGAGAACCAAGAAATGATCTTGGCAGCTTTGGTCCGATGAGGGTAGGCTGATGATGCGACCCCACCTTACTGCTAAGGTCTTTCTTTTAAAATATGGCAAGACAAAAAGTACAAACTAAAATAACACGAGCCAGGATGTTTAACACTCGATTCATCGGGGTAGCATCCAGAGCTAAAGCTGCTGGCATGTCTGATCCACAGATTGCTTTTTTGTGTGGTGTCACTGTCAACACGGTAGCACGTTGGAAAAACAATTATCCAGAATTTGGAAGAGCTTGCAAAGAGGGCACAGCTGTTGCAACACAGACATTGATTTCTAAGGGACTTCAAGCAGCTGGAGGCTATCAAGCTAAGGAAATAAAAGAAGAGTATACTACAGAAGACGGCAAGGAAACACTTACCAAGAGAACTGTGAAGACAAAAGATGTAGCACCAAATGCAAATTTGTTGATGTTCTTCCTTACGAACATGGCTCCAGAATCTTTTAGAAATCTTAAAGAGATAAACGTGAACAATACTAATGTTACCATAGACATAACTGAGTCAGAACGTATCAAAGAGTTGTGTGGGCATTTGGTTAAACGTGTAGAGAATACTGCTGAAAAGGCTCCCAAGGAATTACAAGGAGAGCTCATTTAGTGATCTATCCTGATAACGCAAAATCTTTTTATGAAAGCATACCCAGGGATATTCCAGCGAATATTGCGTACAGGATGAAGCTTCATGATTTACTTGCTGGCAGTAAGAATTTTCAGGATACATACAAGGCAATGATTTTGGAAGATCCAAAGATTGCTTTTAATTCTGCATGGTTCACGTATGATCCACAGCAGCCAGCTGGATTTAGAGATGTCCCCTTTGTTTTACGTGAGGCTCAAGAAGAGGCAATTGATGCTGTAGATCATGCTTACAGAAATCAGTATGACTTGGCTATTGATAAAGCTCGTAAAGAGGGAGCTACTGAGCTACTGGTAAAATACTTCACAGGGCTGTGGTGGTTGGAGCCTGGGTTCTGTGCATTGGTTGGTAGCAGAAAGAAAGAGTTTGTAGATACCAGTGTTGAAATTATCAACATGAGGGTGCAGGGCACTCATAAAAGTTTGTTCCACAAGATCTGTTATGCAGTTGTGAATATGCCCAGATGGGGAGTACCTAATTTTCAGAAGACAAGCATGAGGTTGGAGAACCTTGACAATGGATCTTCAATAGGTGGTGAATCAACCAACGAAAATTTTGGTGCTGGAGATAGAGCAAGTATCTCACTTGTAGATGAGCATGGTCGTATGGATTACACTATTGCTCAGTCTGTAGTTGAGAATCTTAGTGACACATGTAATTGCAATATCTATAATTCAACACACTTTTATGGAACAGCTCACCCATATAATCAACTTCTTATATCTGGAAAAGTAAAGGTAGTAATACTTAACTGGGAGAGGAACCCACTTAAGAATCAGGGACTTTATAAATCTCCAGACTATGATGAAGTAACAATAAGTGATCTTGCTTATTATCGAAATATCTCTGAGGAAGCATTCTCAGGCATTGAGAAAGATACTCCATTTACACTTAGCAAGTTTTGGAGAGACATTAGAGAAAACAAGCCACACCTCCTTGAAGCACTTAAGGAGGTTTCTTTTATTGCAGATGGTGGTGATGCAAATGATGGTGGATGGCGTAGTAAGTGGTATGATGCTGAGGAAAAGAGAAGAACTTCCCGTAGGGACATGGCCCAGAACGTGGACAGAAATCCTGTTGGTTCAGGCGATATGTTCTTTTCTCCTGTAACACTGCGTAGACTTAGAGCTGAGCATATTCAGACACCCACTCATATAGGTGAGATTAAGTTCAAAAAGAATGAAGATGAAAGCATTATCAAAACGTCTTGCATATTGAAGACTGGTCTTACTACTGGTAGGATGCAATGGTGGGGACCACTTATAGATGGCAGACCAGACCAGTCACACAATTTTATTATAGGCTCAGATATTTCTGTGGGCACTGGTGCAAGTAACTCAGTTCATTTGATTTATGATGTTAATACCCAGTCAGAAGTTGGCATATGGGTTTGTCCAAATACACCTCCAGAGTCATTTGCAGATGTTGGAGTAGCTCTTGCTTATTGGACTGGTGGTAATTCAGGACTTCCATATATGATCTGGGAGAACAATGGACCAGGTGGGGCGTATGGAAAACGAGTACAGTTTTATGCTTACCCCAAGGTGTATGTGCAAAGGGATGAGAGAGCAAGAAAAAAAACAGAGAAGAATGCCTGGGGCTGGCATAGTTCACTTGATAACAAAATAGACTTGCTACAGGATTTAGATATAGCTTTGGGCCAGGCAATACGTGGATCTAAAGCACACAGCTCCTTTATGACTCATGACGAGGGACTTGTTGGGGAACTTGAGAGCTACATAAATTTTGAGGCTGGTGGTGTAGGACCTGCGAAGTTATCAAAGGATTCTTCTGGTGCAAGAAAGGCACATGGGGATAGGGTCATACCAGCTGGATTGGTACTGTTGGCTTTGAGGTTGCAGCCAAAGGGTGTTGCGAAAGATACAAGGGGAATACCCAAGGACTGTATTGCATACCGTAGACAGCAGAGAGAGATGCAAGAAGCCAGGGATAAAGAAAATAGGAGATGGTAATGCCAGGTATGAGTTTCACAGAAAAACTGAGAGAGGGTACAAAAGAATGGGGAAAGCTCATGGAGGCTCCCCTTAAGCATAGGAATACTATGCTGGGTCTTTGGGCATCTGGCTATTTTGACAGTAATGCCCGTTCTGGTTCCCCTCACCCTATGAATTTGTTTGATAGGGCAATAGGCATTATGCTTCCTTATTTGGTAATGGCAAATCCCAAGGTTTCTGTGGGTACAAGACATCTGGAATTGAGGCATCAGGCGTATACAACAGAGCTGGCTACTAATAATTTGCTTGCAGAAATTAAGTTTGCTCAGAATACCCTCAGACCAGCTGTATTGAATAGTTTGTTTGGTTGGGGGATAACTAAGACCGCTATCATGAAGAGCCATGAGGTAGAGATTATGGGCTTCACACACGATGTTGGGCAGACATACTCAGACGTTGTGGATGATTCTGATTTTGTGGGAGATCCTGCTGCTAGGACAATAGAAGAGATGCAGTATCTTGGGAATAGCTATCTGATGAGGACAGACTATGCCAAGGAATTTTTTGGTAAAAAACATGCTGACTCTATAACACCTGGTCATAAGCTTCTTGGTGAAAGTACACCAGATGAGATTTCTAAAGGTGAGCCTGTTGGTTTTTTGAGAGATCATACCAGATTTACTGACTACTGGTTACCCGATGAGGGAGTAGTTATTACTATATTGACGGAAGGTGAATATAAAAAGATACTTAGAACTGTAGATTATGATGGTCCAGAAGGTGGCCCTTATGATATACTTGGATATAAATGGTTTCCTCAGCATCCAATACCCATACCTCCAGCTTGGAACTGGTTAGAGATGGATGCTTTGCTGAATGAGATAGTAAACAAAATGAAGAAGCAGGCAGGCAGACAAAAGACCATTATGGCTTATGAATCTGGATCTGCTGGGGATATGGAGAGATTAGCTGCGAAGGCTGATGGTGGTACCTGTAGGGTAGATAACATTGGTGGTATAAAGCCTATTGATATGGGTGGAATAAATCCTGATCTTTACAATTGGATCTCTTACCTTGATAACCAGTTTTCAGTGCAGGGACAGAACCTGTATACTCTTGGTGGAAGATCATCTCAGGCAGGGACTTTGGGGCAGGAACAGATGTTGTTTGGAAATGCTTCCAAGGGCTTAGACGATATGGTTGGTGCTGTTTATGCATTTGCTAAATCAATTATAACTAAGCATGTTTCATACATGTGGGGAAACCCCCTTGAGGACAGAGCTGTTGTAAAGGATATTGAGGGCCTTGGTGAAGTACAGGCTAATTTTAATCCTGTTGATAACGTGGGAGATTTTGTACAGTACAGTTTGAATTTGATTCCTTACTCAATGCAGGTAATGAGTCCAGAGATGGAATACCAGAGAATGCTTTCGTTCATGTCTCAATGGATTTTACCTACAGCTCAGATTGCTACTCAGCAGGGCAACTCGTTGGATGTGGCAGCAGCTACTAAAGAGCTTGCACGTAAGTTTGGATTGGAAGACATAGATCATTGGTTTAAGAGTACAGAGCCTCAGAATGTAGGGATGAATGCTTATCAGCCAAAGGTAGGCAGTAAGAATCCTGGACAGCAGGATGGTAGAGCTGGACTACAGGGAACTGCTTCAAGGCAGGCCAATTTAGCTCAGCAACAGCAGGGAAAAGATACTGAATAATATAACTAAGGAAACAATTTAAGGGAACTGGAATGAAGCATATTGTATTGGAATTTTACAAGGGCAATGGCAAGTGGGCAACTGCTGTAGATAAAGCTATACTCTTGGTGTCAAAGCCTCACGTACACGTAGAGGCAAAGTTTGAGAATGCCCTGAGCTTCTCCTCATCTCAGAGAGCTGTGGAAGCAGGGGGAAATCAGGAGGATAAGAAGGTAGAGGGTGTAAGGTATAAAGGTATTAAATATACCAACACCAAACGCTGGACAGAAATTATACTTTGTGTTACAGATGAAGAGTACCGAAGGATTAAACTGACTTGTGATGTTCTGGTAGCTATGCATATTGGTTATGATATGCGTGGAGCCATAGGAACTGTATTTACAGGCAAGCAAGATCCTGATAAATATTTTTGTTCCGAAGTTATATATGATGCAATCTTGTCTCAGTGGTTGCCACAGGGCTTGAATCATAAGATGCATCCTCAAAAATTATATGATATTGTGGAAGTCCTGGCCCCAATATTAGCCAGTAGATTTGGAGTTTAAGTATGGCAGCAGTACTAAGTGCAAAAGCAATTGTTGAATTGACAGGTTTGGGCGAAGGTCTTAATTTTTTGGATTCCTTTACTGCTACTGTGCCCACTAAGTTTAGTCATCTGTATAAAGAACAGGCAGTAGCAGATACAGAAGAGGCTATTGATATAGGGGATATTTCAACAGTTGAGTTAATGGTAATTAAAGCAACTACCAATGATGCTGAGGTTGATTGTGATTTTGATGCTACGTTTAACTCAGATCTGGAAGTAGCCGAGGGACAGTTTGCAATGTTCAAACCCTCAGGCATTGTGTACATTAAGAACTCAGTTGCACTGGAGCAGGTAACTTACGAGGTTTGGATATTTGGAACAGCCTAAAATACAGCTTGCTGATGAGATTGCAAAGGTCATATTCAGGATGGAACATCCAATAGTATGCCGGCATAGACTCGTCAAAAGATATTTTCAGGGGAGGTCCCTAGAGAATGCAACTGAGGCAGAAAAGGCTGATTTGGTGCAGACTCTGCGAACTGATGTCAGTTATTTAAAGCTTGAGATTGAATCTCTTGATAGAGAAGTCACGAAATTAAAACATGAATTAAATGATAGGGAAGATTGATATGCCATTTTATGATTATGAATGTGTGTGCGGTAATGCTTTTGAAGATCTTCAGCCTATGTCTAAGTGTAGGGAGCCACAACCGTGCCCAGAGTGTGGTAAGTTGGCTGAGAAGGTCATAAGGGGCAGTGGGTCAGCAGCTGGGGATATGATTAGGATATCAACATCTTTGGGTGTACATCCAACACAGGTCATTAGTGGAGAAGCCAATAAGATACATCCTGGTGCTGAGTTTAATAAACGGGGTGACATGATTATCCATAGTAGAACAGAAAAGTTACAGCGTATGCAAGAACGTAGTAAAGCAATGGGTGTAAATTTAATAGAGAAATATTAAAAGGAAACAAGTTATGGCAGCAGAAGAAGAGAAAATTAAAACTTCAGTAGATGACACTACAGATGACCAGCGTGTGGAGGGTATTGATTCAATACTAAATGTAGCAGAGGGTAAGGGTGATGTTGATGAATCTTTGGAGGATGAGGAGCTTCAGGAGAAGGTTGATGAAGAGCCGTGCATAGGTGACTTTAAAGATAAAGAGCTTGCGGATGAAGAAGAAGAAGAAGAAAAATTGAAAGCTGATGATGTCTCTAAGATTAACCCAGAGTATGTCAAGGCTGCCAGGGTTAGGGGATTTTCTGATGAAGAGATAGCTGCTTCGAGTGAAAAGGCTCTTGCAAATAACTATCAGCTTATGAATTTTCATGCTGCACAGGAGGCTGCTGAAGAAGAAGAGGAAGAGGTTGAGGAAACTACTCCAGTCAATAAAGTAGAATATACCCCAGAGGCTATTGCTAAGATTAATGAGCAGCATGGTGATAACTTTTATGAGACTGTCATTAAGCCTATTGTAGATGTTAACAATGCACAGGCTGAGCAATTGAATAGTATGAAGAGTGATGTTAATAAGGGGAGTGAAAGAAGGCAAGCAGAAGCCCTTGCGAGGGATGAGAATACCTTCAATACCCTGTTAGATGGGGAGTCAAAGAATTACCCAGAATTTGGTCAGTGGGATAAGGTTCCCATTAACCCCGATGGCAGCCCAGATATGAACAGCCCCATTATTGAAGCACGTCTGCGGATGTGGAATGTGGCTAAAGCTCTCCAAGAAGGAATGGGCTTAACAATGTCAGCAGCTGCCGAGGAAGCAGTAAAGTGGTATAAAGGACAATCACTTGAAAAGGATGTTAAACGGAAAGTAGTCAAAGACCTTGCGAAGAGGGCAAAGAAATTTTCACCCAGGCCGAGTAATAAAAAGACCAAAAAGGTTTTCTCTAACCCTGATGAGAAGGATCTTGAAGCCACTCGCAATGTTATGGATAAGCTTGGGCTACACTCCAGAGATTAAGGAATTTAGGAAATGGTTATTGATTTTGAACTTGCAAAAGACATTGGCTTAGCTACACTGCCAGGGTTTCATAAACAAAGCTTGCAGATGACACATGCTATTGCAACTTGTGAGCTATACAACACCTGGATTAAGAAAGCAGAAAAAAGAGCTGGCAAGCGTATTGAAGATTTTGTTACGCTGAAAGATACTGGCAATGCTCAGGGCACAAGTATCTCCGGTTGGGAGAAGGATACAACTAATAAGGTTAACACGGATGAGAAGTCCTCTGTTAATTGGGTTGGTGCTACTACCAATATGGAATACAGTGTTGTAGACATTGCTGTGAACCAGGGAAGTGCTGTAGAAATTAACAACATGCTGAAGTCCAAGCATCAGAACATGTATCGAGAGTTTGCAGAAATGCTTCAGAGCAAATTTGTACTTTCTCCTACAAGTTCTAGTGATAAGAACAGTCCACATGGACTTGCTTCTTGGCTTGCTCTTGGTACTGCTGATAGTAAGGGTGCCTTTACTGGATACAGTGGTCGTTATAATGATGGTGCTGGAACAACTTATGATCTAGGTGGAATTGAATGTAGTTCTACAGTGAATCCACGCTGGGCTTCTTATTATGCTGACCATGATGGCAACTTGTCTGACACCCTGCTGAGCAGATTGTTTAGGGCAATTACTAAGACCAGCTTTATTGTTCCTCTGGAACCAAAGGCAGTAGATAAAAATACAACTTGGGGCAACTTTAGATATTACACAAACATGAATGTGCTTGAGAATTTGGAAGCACTGCGTAGAAAAACCGATGATGGTATCAGTCCAGATCTTGGCAAACATGCAGGTGCTGTGTTGTACAAGAATGTGCCCTTTGTTTATGTTGAAGAGCTGGATACTGCAAGGGCAACTTTGTATGGGACAGATCCTATTTATGGAGTCAATCATGACTACTTTAAACTTGCTACATTGGCAGGTAGAGGATTTGTTCTTGGTACTCCTATGCCAAGAGATGAGCAGCATAAGATTGTAAAGGTACCTTTGGATCTTGAGTATGCAATCCGTTGTGTTAACCGCCAAAGAGCGGGCTTTCTCATATCTGCCCACGCATAGAGGACTTATGATGAAAATCTGTAGTAAGTGCAATATGGGAATAGGCTGTTTATTAGACAGTCCTGAAGTAATGTTAAGTGCCTATCAGTATTTGTTAG